GGTAAATGTATGTGAATGATCTCCTGCCGTGTTTGTGCTAGCAGTATGTGTATGTGCAGGCAGTTCTCCGACAGCACTTTAAACTGTTCTACGCCACATATAACAGCTTAAATAAGGCTGCATAGTATTATAGCTTTTTCCTTCCCCTGATTTATCAACGGTAACCGAGTGAGTATGGCTACCAGACGATCCTGTATTGTATGTACTGCTAGTATCTGTACGTTTATAATAACTTGCATTATCTGTATATTTGGTAGCCCCACCATCTCTGCCAACGACAGTATGCGTATGATCACCAGTTGAATTTGCAGTAGCATTATGCCCATGTGCAGGAAGTTCTCCGACAGAAAAATAAGAAAGGATTGATAACTTATGAAATGTTTTCAAATATTGAACAGTGAGGTTTTAATAATTAACGAGGAAAAGATGTATAAGGATAGCCCTGATAACTTCATTATTGACGGTGGTAGCTTACAGGCTGGCGAGGTAACATTAAGCGAGGTAATCTATGACGACCAGCAGAGCCATGCTGTCGTAAATGGTGATTTTTGCGATAAACCGATTAAAGCCATCGAGGATAAAATCGCTGCTATTGATTCCTATATAGCCGCTAAAGCTGCCAGGGAATATGTGCCACCGACACTCGAAGAACTGCGTGAACAGGCATTAAACTACCAATATCAAAAATATGATGCTCAAAAGCATGCTATCGTATGGCTACAAGACAGCAGCGGTTATGGGTTCGATTGCAATGACGATGATCAGAACAACTGGCAGGTTGCTTTGACACTTATGGAAAACGATATCACGATGTACAGGGTTTATACAGATAAAAATAATCTGTCTAAAAAGTCGTTTTTAGAGGTAACGCGTGCTCAGATGATGGAAGCAGGAAATCTTGTAAAAGCGCAGCAATATGCGGCTTACAGCGGATTTGAAAAAGTGAGTGCCGAAATTGCTAATTGCACAACAGCAGAACAACTAAAACCATATTTGCCAACAGAAAGCGCATAAATACTGCTTTTATAAAGATTGTGTGTGATGAAAATCATCACACACAAATTACTTACGTTTTAACGGCTTTATTAATGGATTTTCAAGGTATTGCTGTAAAAAATCCTTGCAAATTACTTACAAAAGGTCAATAGCCTTTTTTAGCTGGCGTAGATTTTTATGGGTATATGTGCCGTCAGTAATATCCTGTGTAGCATGGCCTAATATTTTTTTGATAGATAACTTATTAGCTCCTTTATCATCTAACCATGTAGCGCAAGTATGGCGGCACTCATGTGGTTTATGTTTGCAGCGAGTAACTTTCATAACCTTGTCAAAGATGCGTAGAAAGCGGTGGTATGTAAGTTGCTTTCCGTCTGGGTCTGTAATAAGAGTTTTCCCTGGACGTTGCAGCCAATAGTCATAATATTGCACGATCTTTTTGCTTATAGGTACTAGCCTGTTTCTACCAGCCTCGGTTTTACTTTCTCGTATCCGGTAAAATCGGGAATGCAATTTGACATCGTTTTTTTCAACCGCTAAAAATTCGCTTGGCCTTGGTCCGCTATAACACATCATTATTACGATCATTGCATAAGGCGCTAGAGGATCATTACTGTCAGCAAGCGCTTTAACCCGATTGAGCTGGCGCGTGTTAAATGGCTGTTTTATTTTATTTCTTTTCGGCAAATCTACATCTACGAACCGTGATATATCTGCAGTAGGCGGTATGATTTGATACTTAACGGCATAGTTATAAATATTATGATATAGTTGCCGTACTTTTTTCTGTGTAGCATGGCCAATACCTTTGTCTGACAGTTTTTTTATTACGGCCTGCAAATCGGCAACTTTAAGGCTGGTAAGAGGCTTATTGTGCAGAGGCTTGCAATATCCAAAAATTACTTCATAATTTTTGACCGTGACGCTGGCGATCTTAGCTTTACGTTCTGCCATTTCCAGCTGATAGGCTTCACCGAAAGTAATCAAAGACGGGAGATAAATAGACGGGTCTTTATTGCAATCAGCCAAAAAGATTAAGGCTTCTGCATGTGTTGGAAAATAACCGATGTACTTGGATCTACCGTTAATTGTTTTAAGTACGGCCCAAGGCCTACGACGGCTACCGTGCAAAAAAATAATACTACCAAAGCCATTTGGTAGTTTCATGCGTTTTCTTTTTTTAGTATTCAAAATATCACTCTCCTTTAAGGAGCATTATAACAGGAGGCAAAAATGAACTGGGAATCTTTTAAATTTGCGGCTATTGGAGCTGCTCAAACTTTAACACAAGGGTGGTCTTACAAAACATTAATGGCTGCAATGTTGGCCATGATATTTCATAAACACGCTATATTGTTTTATAGTTTTGTTATTTTAGTATTTATGGATTGTTTTACAAAATGGGTAGCTATTTCATATTCGTATCTTAAAGATAAGGGGATATTAGCACCGACAATTTTGGATTCTATAAAAGGCATAAGAGAAGCCAGAGCTGCCAAAAAGATAAAAAGTGAAGTTATGAAACACCGTTTCCTTGGGAAAATCGGTGTTTATTTAATTTGTGCGTTGTCTGCAGCTGTCGTTGATGTAGTTATGAAAGTTTTAGATAAACCTACTTGGGCAGTTATGACGGTTATAGGATATCTTGTTGTAACTGAGCTGCTTAGTATTATTGAAAACTTAAATGATGCTGGCGTGGAAGCTATGAGTGGATTGATTGTTTTTGTTAAAAAGAAATTGTAAGAATTGAGGTTGAAATCTGAAAGGAGCGTGAAAAATAATGAAAGTATTTATTAATCCAGGGCATATGCCAGGTGTCGATCCTGGCGCCATGAATCCTAACAGTGGTTTAAAAGAATGTGACGTAGCATTGGCTGTAGGAAAACTTGTTGAGTATTATCTGAAAAATGCCGGATGCGAGGTAATGCGTATGCAGAGCGACAACCTAAACGGCGAATCTCCGGCATATCCGAATGTTTGTAAAAATGCTAACGAATGGGGTGCAGATGTATTTGTCAGTTTGCACTGCAATGCGTTTGATGGTTATGCGAGGGGCATTGAAACATTGATGTTTAACTTTGGCAGCGAAGCTGAACGCCTGGCTGCCTGTATACATAAGCAGTTGGTCGATACGGAGCAGAGCGTTGATCCATATATTCCTGATCGTGGGTTGAAGGAACGTCCGAATTTGTCTGTACTACGCAACACTGAGATGCCGGCTATTCTTATCGAAATGGGTTTTATTGATAACGATCACGATGTTATTTTACTGGAACATAAACAAGATGCGATTGCAAAGGCTATTGCACGTGGAGTAACGGATTACGCAAATTTATAAGATTAACAATAATTTACCGTCTTTTATTATGGATTGATATATGTTATAATAATATATATTAAAATATATACTATTATAGAGGTTGTTATGGAAAAGAAAAATAAAGTTGGCAGACCTAGAAAAGAAAAAAAGTTCAAACGAGATAAATCGTTTCTGCTAAAAATGCGTGTTGATGAATATGAAAAAATAAATAAGTTATTTCTAATAGCAGAAAGCAAGTTCAAGGCTAGCTCGTTAAATGATTTTATTATTAAAAGTGCTACAGGAGAAATAAAGTATAGTTGATAGTATTTAGGAGAATGACATGGTACATGAATTAAAAATCAAGCCTTTATATTTTTCGAAAGTTTTGAGTGGAGAAAAAACTTTCGAAATAAGAATAGATGATAGAAACTATTCAGTGGGGGATATTTTGATTTTAAATGAGTTTTCTAACAGTAGATATACTGGTAATAAAGTAATAGTGAAAGTTATATACCTTTTGCGACATGAAGATTTTCCTGAAGGAATACCTAAAGGATATGTCGTTTTAAGTATAAAGATTTAAGGAGATGATTATATGGCAGGAAGATTTGAGCGAAAAAAGTTTTCAGACTGTTCACTTGAAGATCGTTTTTTTGATTCGTTAAAAGAAGATTATCCAGAATTTTGTGATTGGTTTTCAAAAAAAGCAGATGCAGGGGAAGAAGCATTTGTTTTTGGAGATGATATGGGGATTTGCGCTTTCGTGTATCTTAAAGAAAATGAAAATGAAGAAATTAAATTAGTGGATAGAGTTTTGCCTAAACAAAATAGAATCAAAATAGGAACATTAAAGCTTGAAGAACGACAACAAGGTCAAAGACTCGGTGAGGGCGCTATTGGGATTGTTCTTTGGAAATGGCAAGAATCTAATGTTGATGAAATTTATTTGACAGTTTATGATTACCATAAAGAATTAATTGCCTTGATAGAAAAATTCGGATTTGTATGTGCAGGTGAATTGCCCAAATATGGTACACCAACTATTAATCACAAAGAACTTCTTTATATAAAAAATAAAAAAAGTTTAGATTATAGTAACCCTCACAAAGATAAAGTCCATATAATTGTGTAAAAAGAAAGAGTCATCAAAACCCTTTTTAAGGTACAATTTTTCTGACCAAAGAAAATATGCCTTA